ATGCCTGAACTCGTCAATCCAACAGACTCGTTGAATAGTTTTCAACACGCTTTATCCAATAGCCTGATTAGACTCTCACCGTGTGTAGTTCACCCTGAAATGAAGGTACTTATGGACGATGCGGATGGCACGCCAAGGATTACTTACGCTTTCGTTCAGGGAGATATTGTTAAAGGCGTTGCCATATACGTCCCAGCAGATCCATATGAAGGGAAGCCCTATTTTGGCGTGGGTTATGCCGTAGCCGATAAGTTTAAAAGGCAGGGAATTGCCACTAAGCTTCTCAAAGCCAGCATTGAAGAAATGCAATATGGCTTTAGAAACTCCTGCAACGAATTCTACGTAGAGGCTATCGTTGGCGTTGATAATCAGGCATCTAACAAACTAGCTTCTGAAGTTTTATCTGCTACGCCCAAGCCGGGGAAAGATTCTCACTCAGGTAAGCCTATCAATCAGTACATGAAGCTATTCAGCACCACAAAATAATGCTGTTCGGGCGCATTTCATTGCGCCCATTTAGGTTTGCAGTTCGCCTGCCACGCTTTGTTATGCGCCAGAATGTCTTTCTTCGTCTGGCGGTCCATAACGTCGATGTCGTGATCAGTCAGGTAGATTGGCTTTACCCAGTCACAGGCAGTATCAAACACCACCGGGACGCTTCCACGTGTTACGCAGCTCGCTATCAACATCGTCATCAGGCATGCGGTTAACAGTCTGCTGTACATTGCTGGCCTCTTTGGTTGTTTCTACCCTGCGTTCGGCTACTGCTTGAGTGGCTGCGGCCTTTTCTTCGGTACGCTGCTGGTCTGCTTTGGCTTCCGCTTTGCTGGTGCCGCGTGAATGACCAATGCCAAAAGCACCAGCGATAGCAGCCATGACCAGAGCAGCAAGACCAATGATTGTTTCTAATCCCATATCAACCTCACACCAGTACCGTTTTGGCCTGACAGAATCGAGTGCGACGATCTTCCAATCCGTTCGTTCCACCGTTGATAATCTTCGTCACCTGCAGCAGATTATCTGAATAGTTCAGGCATCCTTTCGTAGCGAAGAACCACGCTGCGCTTCTGGCTGCATAAACATCCTCGGCCAACAGCTCAGGCTGCTTAACCAAATCAACCTTCAGGCCGTTACCGCATTCACGGTAATTGCTGAGGCCCGTAATCTGGATAAGTCCACGGCCACGGTATAACCAGCCGTCACCGGGAGCGTTGTTCCCCATTCGCTTGCTGTAAACCAGGTTCGCGATGGCGCGTTGTCGCTCAATAGGTAATGTCCTCTCTTCAGGACGACGGCCAAGCGTGTTTGCCTGTTCTGCTGTGAGGCGTCCGGCACGTATGAAGTTCGCAAGTGCCGCAATACGGTAGTTGAAACTCTCCACCAGCAAAGTGAAGCCAGCTGATTCATGCCCTGCCTGAGCAATAAACATCGCCTGATCTACCGGTTTGGTTATGCCGAACTCTTTCATCGCATCACTTACTGGCTGAAACCAGCGCGCAGCTAACTCGGCGCTTAGCCCAGCCGCCTTTTGAAATTGTGATTGGTTCATTAGTGCCTCAGTGCATCAACCAGGCGCGCTACGTTTCCCCGAGCCCAGAGAACGGCGGCGCATATCAGGACGTTCACCAGCACCACGAACCAGTGCGATTCATGGTACAGGCCGAACAGGTAACGGAAAGGGACGCTGGCGTATACCAGCACCGTGAAATAAGCCATCAGCGATATCAGGGGGCGATGTCTCGCCCCGCCGCGCTGGTAGAACATCAGTGCAATAACGATCACAGCAGAGATAATTGCGTTTGCCATCGCACTCGGATCACTTGTTACCATTGCTGGCCCCTCCACCACGTAAACGCGAGAGAATTCCAAACAGGCTACCCAAATCCTGACTGTTGACGAACGTCAGCAGCTTAATAGCAATAGCGGCTACGATTACCGCGCCCAGCGCATCAAGTGGCCTGTCGCTATACCCCGTCCATTTGGAGAAGTAAGAGCCAAGCAGAGGCGCGCCAATAACGCCGAAGATGAATGAGGTGATGAAGTAGCCCACCAGCTTAAGTCGACTGATGTTTACCGCCGTAGCGACGTAGAAAACCGCACCAGCGAATGCGCCGAACACCACACCGTAATCTATGCCAGTTGCCAGACCGAACATGCTGGCCCCCATCAGACCACCAGCCGCTACTGTCGTGCCAGAAACAGGATCGGACATCTAGTCCCCCTCTTATTGCCGTGAATCCTCTCAGTGATGAGGGGAATAAAAAAAGCCCGCTTTTGAAGGCGGGCTAATGAGTGACTATTAGTAAGTAAGGTAGGTAGTCGTGAGTCTTGCTAACTGACCTGAGTGAGACAGTATCGGGCTGGTTCACAACGGTTCAGGAGAACCATCAGGCAATTACCTTCAACACACATTTCAAGCGTAGCAGCAGTTTGCAAATTCATAAAAAAAGGCCTGCTTTTTACGGCAGGCTCTCAAGGAATTTGAAACTGTATTGTTGTTGTCATGGTGCCGGGTGCCTCCCGGTGACTCTACCCCAGTCAGCAAAGCCGCGCGCATACCTGCAGATAGCAGTTGACTGGAACGCCCTTTCGCTTAGAAAGGATTCACCACAATAATAAGTTACGACTAATCCATTCTAGCGGTCAATACATCATCGCCATGAGTCCTCTCAGAACGAGGGGAAACAAAAAAGGCCACCCGGAGGCAGCCCTTAAAATAAAAAACCCGCAGCAGTGGCGGGTTTATGTTTTGTTCTGTTGCTCAGTACGCTTTACTGTCCCGAGCCTAACACAATTTAAGCACTTTCTTGCTCACTCTTCAACTTAAATCTGTCGCTATTTGTGCCAAAAGCGTCACAAAGTGGAGCGTACAGGATCGATTCTGCCAAACTTACCCATGTGTCGATTCGACGGCGGCATGTGATAAGGGTCCAGTCAGGATGTTTCGCATTAAGCTCGTTGGCCATTTGCAGTTTGCTCTTCCGGAGTCGGTGACGGTCGACGATGACGCTATAGAGTCCACGGTATTCTTCGTTCATCAGTACAGCGGCGATTACGCCATCAATCTTCAGCCCTTCTTCGTCAGAACAGAACGCCAGGCCACTTTTGTTTTTGCTGTCGAGGATTTCGCGCAGGTATGCTTCCAGCTCAGGTTTAGTGATGCCAGATTTCTTCATGCGGCGCAGCGCATCGTTGATTGCGGTCTTGGTGATTTTCCCGGATGCTAGCAGCTGGTTAAACATGTTTCCGCCAGAGCCGCCACCGATATATGACCAGCGGCCCCACATGCGGAGCTTGCCCTGTACCCAGATGCTTTCGAGAGTGCGGAGGCGAACCATCTCGCCGGATTTGCCAACTTCAGAAGGATTGATCATCTTGCGTCTCCACTTACGCCAGTACGCCGATTTCAAGCGCACGATCTAAAAACCGAAATAACAGCACCAACTGGTCGCCGTATTTCGCTTCAAATGCCACAGGATCAGCGTGCAACTCATCGTGATGCGCTCTGCACAGCGGTATCACAAACAGGTCATGCGCTTTGGTACCCATTCCACCCTGCCCGTGGCCAATCAGGTGGTGGGGGTCGTCTGCCGGGTTATTGCAGCAACTGCACTGCTGCGACTTCACCCAGCGGGTGTACTTGTCGTTCTCCCAGCGACGGCGCTTTGGCCTCAGCATGAAAGATTCCGGTGATTCAGGATCGACCTTGACCGATACTATCTTCTTAACTTTCTCCTGGAGGATTTCAGTTGCCGGTAATGACGGAACAATATCGCTTTCCCGCATCACTGAGGTGTGCGATTCAGGCTTAATCCGGAGCGCCTGGTTAGCAACCGATTCAGGAATCAGGTCAGCCAGATCGTTACGTACCATCCACCAGCAAAACTCCGGCAGCGTTAGGGTGTGGTCAGCGCTGAAACCCAGCATGATATTCACCCTTTCTAGCAGCCATTTTACCAGGTTCTGCATGGCAATTCCTGCCAGTCTTTCAGTAGTTTGTTCACGCAGTTGGTTATCGCATCCCCAGCACAGGCGAATGCTGCCGGGGGCGTGGCGTAGCAGAGTGAAGTCCTTTGAGTGCCATTCGTTGTGCGGCCACTGACATTCGAATTTACGTTCCAGCCATGCATCAAGACCACTCAGTCCACCAGCACGCTGAATAACTCTCTCATTCAGGAAAAGCTCCTGCACACTGACATCATCCGTCAGGGGCTGGTGCGCTTCAGGAATCAGTCCAGATGGCAGGTGCTTGATTGCTTCGGAAGGCGTTTCAATCACCACCCGGCCACGACGAAACAGCCACAACAATTCGTTACCAGGACGAAACAGCACCACCCCGGACAATGGCGCGACTTCAGGTGTCAGTATGGCTCTCACGCAATTTGCCCCTTAGCAATATGTTCAGCCCACAGGCCGCCAATCCAGCGCACGCCCTTTGCAGTAAAGCGGGACTGATTGAATGCGTAGTTAGTCTGGTTGGTGGACCCTGTCTTAACTTCGAAGCGCCCTGCTTCGATGTGCTTGCTCTTTGGTGTAAGAACACGGTTTAACCGGTACATGATGCCGTTCTCAATGAGGAATATCGCGAAGTCGGGTTCTTTGGCGTTAAGGAGCTTGGCAACCTGCCGGAACGTCATTGAGCCAGTGGCTTTGACATAACGATCAACAAATTCAGCCTTAGGCGCTGCTATGGCCAGTTCTTCACTCAGGCGTTGCTTCTGTTCGGCAAGGTCGGCAGCGAGGCGAAGTGCTTCAGGTAGTGTTTGCGGTACCACCATCCCGGCCCCGCTCTCCAGTTCCTGCCAGCGGTCAACCAGACGGGCGGTAAACTCCGGGCACAGCTGCGCAACGATCACATAGCTGTCTCGCTTGTTAACTTCGTAGTAGTGGTAAACCTGCAGGTTCTGAGGGTGGGTGTACTGCAATGCAGCATACCCCCCAATTACGCCAGAATTCATGAGGCGCTCGATGGTCACACAGACGTTGCTGTGGCGCGAGTCAACCAGCTTTGCAATCTCACGGCTGGACATCGTTATTTGCTGCCCCATCGCTGCGGCGTGGTGGCTCGGACACATTACGGTGATATTCATCTGATTCATGCTCTTCTCCACTTTTCAGGCGGCTGCACCCGCCAGAGGTTCATGTTTCTTGATCGATATCTCTACTCGTCCACCGGGTACTTTCGGGCCCCACTCCACCAGCATTCTCTGCACCTGGCTGTCATCCTCCCAGATGCCAGCGTGCGTAAGCGCGTCAAACAGAGCCTTGTTGTAATTATCGATGTCGCGGCGGCGTGCATCTGGCGGAAAGAGAAGGATCTCCACCGCAGCTGGTGATGATGATGGTTTTGGAAGGCAACGCAGTTGCTCAATAATCGCTGCGCATGCCGCACTCTGATATGCCCTGCCTTTCTCACTGATAAGATGGCGGCCTTTTAACGGCCCCTTGTTAGGGGCTCGCCAGTAGGTGTTTACGCTCGGGGGAAACGGGAGAATCAGTCTCATGAATCAACTCCATATCGCCCGTTTAGGCGCCCAATTACGCTATTGAACATCACCAGGCTTACGCCCATCGGTTTTACCTTCTCGTGGTGCTCCTTCAGGATCGGAGGTGCAACGACGTTCCAGCTTGGCTTCGGCTTTTTCTTCAAGGCTTTCTTAATGGCATCGGAGCATTGACGGGCAACGTCACGCACAGCGTTCTCCTGCTCGGTTGATAGCTTCTTCATGCTGCATGCTCCCGGTTATTTGTGACCGGAACAGCTACGCCGGGAATCAATTCAACTGCAGCTGACTCAGCCTGATTACCCCAGTGGTCCCAGCCAGGCGCACCACAGCGGCTGAACAGTTCGATTCGCGGAACGTCCCCGTAAAGCTTCTCCAGACGGAAACGCGCCTCGGCTGGCTTCTGGCTGTGTTCCCCGAGCGGGCTGTAGATAACCTGCTTGATGCTGGCGCACTGGCGTTCAAGTCCATTACCTCTTGTGGCGATTAGCATGTCTTCTGTATTGGCTCGGGTATAGTTGCCGCCGTTCATGCGGGTCTGCTCGTTTAGCAGGTCGAGGAAGTCGTAAAAGTCCTCTACTCCACCAGCCTGAAGCGCTTTGTTGATGTGCTGCTCTGCCAGCTGGTTGAGCTTCACCCAAGTGAATCCCTTCATGGTGCGGACCTTAAAGCCCCATGCTTCAGCCAGTTCGATTGCCTCTCTCGTGTGGGTTCCGGTGAACCACATAGCCAAAACAGCATCATCAGCAGCCAGGTCCCAAACAGGCAGACGTTTCATGTCGATCAGCTTCATTGTGCCGTAGTGGTTAGTGGCTGCGCCGTTGCTGACGGTGTTGCCGTATTCCCAAGCCGGGTCTGCGTAAATCAGTGAGTATTTCATCAAATGTTCCTCCCCTGACCTGCCAGACACCATGCGTCAGTAGGCGTTTTGACTTTCGGTACCATGCGCAGGCAACGCTGGCGCTCAATCAGTATCTTCATTCGTTGCTCTTCGTCTTTTGACCGATTGAATGCTTCCATCAGAACTGTGGCTGCACGCTGGTAGAGCCCCTTCTCAAACAGGCCTTTCGCTTTTTCCATCATCGCGGTTACTGCCGGGTTTGGTGCGGCTTCCTGTTCTGATGCAGCTGGTGCGTCAGCCCGGTTAATTTTCAGTGCAGAACGCCCTTCGCTCACATCCCCACCAGGCGCTTTAGCAAAATACTGGTAGCACTTGCCGTTGTGCTGGCGGGTAGCGCGATTCAGTTTGACCAGGTGACACACCCCGCGCTGAACAGCATGGACGTCGTACTGTGGCATTGATGCCGCAATCTCTTTGTTCGTTAAGCCAGGGTTAGCGGCGATGAAAATCTGAATGTCTTTCAAGAGGCTCATGAGTTAGCTCCTCTGAATCCTGCCGGGACTTTGCTGTAGTCAGTTTTCTGGAAACTGGAGCGGAATACCCCATCCTCTCGGGCCCACTCTCCGTTGACGCGAGGAGGTCGCCCAGCTTTGGCCCAACTGTTCGCTGACTTCAGGTAGCCAGGGAACTTGGACGGCTGGAAAAGCGTCTGTGGTCGAAGGTAGGCCGCCATCGTCAGGTCTTCGCTCCACTTGGCGTTGCAGTAGTCCACCACCAGCGACAATTCTTCAACGGTGTAGCCCTCCCCGATTCGGGCACGAATATTTTGCAGCGAGGTTGTTGAAACCTGATAACGCGAACTGGTCACCTGGTTCAGATGGGTTAAAACCTGTTTAGCCTGATCGGTGATCAACACATCACCGTCTGGTTGCGGCGCAACCGGACAAATAGGGTTTTTAATATCTGTAGTATTCTCTGTTGTATTCTCTGTAAGAACATCAGTGCAATTTGACCTGATGAGAGCGGTTCGTTTTGACCCGATGGAGCGTTCCACTTTGACCTCTTCCATCGGTTCATTTTGACCTGATGGAAGAGTGCATTTTGAACTCTTCGATTTGGTCACTTTGACCTCATCTAAAAGCTCGCTTTCGTAGTTGATCGTGTAGTAGTTCGTCATGTCGCGCTGAGATTTGTTCAGCTGCTCAACTTTGAGCACGCCGAGCTGCTTCAGGCGGGTGAATGTGCGCTTCAGAGTAGACTCAGACCAGAACGGGAACTGCTCCAGCCACTGCTCGTTGGTGTTGTAAATCCAGCGCACGCCGTCACGCTCCAGTCCGGAGGTGGTTTCTTTAAGCCAGTAGTTAACCTGCTGCAACGCAATGGCCTCGTTCAGGCCAATGCTGTACGCAAGGTCAGGGTTTATCACTATCGGCCGGGATGGCATCAACAGGCTCATGGTCGTCCTTTAACTCTGTAAATTTACGCTGGAATTGGTCAAGAGGGCTGAAGCACTCATGATCGTACCCTTCGCGGAGGTATATAACGCGTCGGGTCTCGGGCTCCCATCTGATGACGCGCACCGGGACGCCATAGTGATCTCTGAAACGCCGGTTAAGTTCTCGCATAGCGCTCTCCCCTTCCGACGCCAGACACCCACAATCGCCATTGCCCTACTGTGGTTACATGGAACCCAGCGGCCTGATACCATCCGCTCATACCGAAACGACGAGGTTCCAACAACGGGAATACCACGGAGTTGCGGGAGACGGTTGTTTACCGTTACACTGTTCATGCGTTAGTTTCTCCACTGATACGACACGCCAAGGGGCCCGGAGCTGCACACTCGCGGGCCTCACCCATTTCTGGAAGGCAATAAACACGGGAAATAAGGTTCAGGAACGTCATGAGAGTGACCCTGAACTGATATGCGATATCGTTAAGACTTTGCCACTCGCTCCGGTCAACTACACCATCTTCAATGTAATGACGGTAAGCATTGACCAGCTCACCAAGTCTCCCCACCAGCTCGGCCAGTTTCAGGCCAATCTCTTCGTTTTCATCATCAGGCACGGCGCCGGGAACGTGAATTCCGTTATCAGTTTCACGAGAGAACGCGTCAGCGATGTGACTTACGCCAGCAGCTTTCTGAAGCACCATTGCCCAGCCCATTGGAAAGATCTGGTCGCCACCAGCACGAAGGCGGTTAAAGAGAGAGTTCTGGGTTTCGTCCAGAATCTCCGCCGCTTCAGCGTATCCGCCTGGCAAAGCGGCAATCGTCTTCCTGATTGCGCTCACCAGCCAGGCGGGCTGCTTCTCAACTTTCCATTCAGGTTCTTTACCCACGGTTAACCCCTTATCTCTGTGGTTATTTCTGATCGCTTGGCGATGTATTCTTGCCATAACGTTCTGGGTTGAATTCCAGTTCACCAGCAGTTCGATACGCAGCTTCAGCAGCTCGTCCTTTTGGGATTAAGCGTCCTGGGCGGTTACGCCACTGGTAAACGGCCTCACTAGTGATGCCAAAAAATTCGGCAACTTTTTCAGTGCTGCCGAAATGTTGTTCAATCTCGTCGGTTGTCATGAAGCCTCCTTAGCTAAGTTTGATTAGATATTAATAACCAATCTAACTTTGGTCAATAAAAACTAAGATTGCTTAGTCTTTTTTAAATTTGGTGCTTTCATGGAAACGGTTGGTCAGCGCATTAAAGCCCTACGTAGGGTTACAAGAACCTCTCAAAAAGAACTGGGTAAATTCTGCGGTGTTAGTGACGTAGCGGTCGGTTATTGGGAAAAGGATGTGAATATCCCAAACGGTGAATCGCTGGTTAAGCTGGCGAAATTTTTCAATACATCAATAGATTACATTCTTTACGGCACCGAATTTGAAGGTGCCCTCATAACTAAAATGCGGCGTGTGCCAGTGATTTCTTGGGTTCAGGCTGGGCAGTTTACGGAATGTAAAACTGCTGATTTGTTCAGCGATGTCGATAAATGGGTTGAGACATCACTTCGCATTGGAGATAGCTCGTTCGCTTTAGAGGTCAAAGGGGATTCAATGACCAATCCAAATGGCCTCCCAACAATACCTGAAGGGGCTACCGTTATTGTTGATCCAGATGTCGAACCCCTTCATGGGAAGATTGTTGTTGCGCGTATTGATGGCACTAACGAAGCGACTGTTAAAAAACTTGTCATTGATGGCCCACAAAAATTTTTAGTCCCACTAAATCCTCGCTACCCCAACATACCGATCAACGGTAACTGCCTTATTATTGGCGTTGTCAAAGGCGTTCAGTACGAAATCTAAGTTCCCTAACTTCTCAAAACACTAAACTAAGAAAAGTTTGGTGTTTACCCTTGACCTAAAAACTAAGTTAAGTTAGATTTTATTCATCAGCAGCGAACATTGTGGGTAGCCAGTATGAGCACTAGCGCAAACAGAAAGACGATTAAGTTGCCAGCCGGCGAGACCTTTGCGCCTATTAGCAATAAGTGTAAGAGCTGTGGCTATGTCGAATTGACGCTGCATGTAGATTGCAGCGCCTTGAAAGCTCAAACGCAGGTTGTTGAGGCGGTCAGCAAGCGTTACTTGCCATTAATCGAAAAGGTTCCTGGTGAGATTGTCGAAGTAATCATTGGCAAGCTGCGTATCGAACTGAGAGCTCTCGTCTTCAGTTACAACGTGACCACAATTTCCACAGACAGCTCCCGCAAAACTGTCAGAACCTTCAGGTATCGCGGTGCTATCGAAGAGTTCGCCACTGCATTCTGGGCAAGAGAACTTAACTTCGTCCATTTGTAATATCCTTCTTGGTTGTGTGAGAACTCCAAGAATACCACCGAGCCTGATGTGGTGAAAAGACAGGCAGCAGTTGCAGTACGGCATATGGCACATGTGCCGCAGCGGTCCGGGGATTCCTTAGGCAGTATCCCGATCCAGCGGGCAGCCGGAATGTGCAAGCCAGTTGTGTACGACAGCCAGAGACGTTTCACCAGCGTGGCGATCAGGTGACAGCCCAGACGATATCTGAGTGGCTTAAAAAACAGATGGGAGCCGGTGGAATCCCGGCACATAACATGAAAGCGCATTCCATCAACTATCGGTTGTGGATGACAGGTAAGTAAACGAACGGAGTGCGCTTCCAGTTGTGTAAACCGTAGTAGCTGTACCAGATGCTGTGTGTAGTCTTGGCGGTCGGCAGTTTTGAATGTCCTTAATGTCGACCGCCCCTTTTCACAACTGAAAGCGCGTTCAGCCGGTTCCTTGAGAGGCCTAAGTCGTTAAATCAACTCAGGGGAACGCGCTCCCAATTGTGGAGAAGTAACGTGTCGGCATTGCAGTGTCGATTATGGCTGCCAGCCTCAAGCATCCTCCGGGTGCTTGGTGATGGTAATAACGCCATCTCAACCAACAGGAGACGATGAGCCTGTTCTGGTTGGATTGGAAAAATGTTATTAGCCCGCTCAGCGGCGGGCGCTTTTTCTGGAGGTAGCATGTCTGCAAATGATTTGGCGGTTAAGTATGGTACTTATCAGCCCGAAAATTTACTGGTCATTCTTCCACTTGAAGAAGCTTCAGACATTATTCGTGAAAGTCTTCGCGCTGAGGTTCGCCACGAACTGGAATATGAATACGATGACCGTATTTCGTCTGCTGAAGAAGAGGCATCTGATTGGGAATCACGGGCAGACAGCTACGAATGCGATGCGATTAATTTTGCCCGAGCGATAAAGAAAGCCTTGCTTGCACTAACCTTGGATGAAGCAAAAATTATTCTCGAACGCGTTCGTTCTGATAATCGCGAATATTTTTAATACCTAATGAATAAATACGAATTTGGCAGCATTTAAGTGCCGGGACTCGTGCAACCAAAATTCAGCGCTGTGCAGAGCGCGTAAAACACGGAGAAACTAACCATGACGAACACACAGAACGTCACCGAGTTACAACCACGCATGACCAGAGAGCAGCTTATTGACGCAGCTCGCAAGGCCGCCCCTCTCCTTCCTGCCGCTTATGGTTGGATGGTTAACGAACTGGCTAACCGCCTTGACTATACCAGCGTCGCGCTGTGTGAAGCGATGGCGCAGCGGAAGGAACTGGCTGAGCAGAACGCTACGCTACGTGAGGATGTCACCAGCTGGGCCAAAGAGTGCAACCGCATAGAAGAGCGCCACACCAAAACGCCTACCAACATGCATCTGCTGGAAGCTCAGCGAGAACTCCGTGAGCTGCCTCGTGTCGTCATTTCCCTGAATACCGAGGTTTCTCTCTGATGGCTAACTCATTCAAGCAAATGACCAAGGCTGGTGTAATTAAGCGCACCGATACCGGGATGTTTATCGCTCTTTCCGATATCCACGTTCGTGAAGGTTTCAACAAGCGTGAAGACGATGAACGTACCCGTCAGGCTGATGATGACCTGTTCAACTACCTGATGAACGGCGGATCAGTTCCACCACTGGAAGTTATCGCGCGTGATGAAGGTGGTGTCTGGGTTGTTGAAGGCCACCGCCGCCGCCGTTGCTATGCGCGTTGTGCTGAAGCTGGTAAGCCAGTAGACCGCATCCACATCATGCCGTTCAACGGTAACGATGTTCAGCGTCTGGCGCGCATCATGACTAGTAACAACCAGCTTCCGCTCTCCGATATGGAGCAGGCTGCAGTTATTCAGGAACTGCATAACGCCTTCAATCAGACCACCAGCGAGATCGCAAAACTAGTCAACAAGTCTGTTCCTACTGTCGAAAAGCTCCTGCTCCTTAGCACAGCTAACCACGACGTTCAGAGAGAAGTTAAGTCTGGAAGCGTGTCTGTTGATGTTGCCGTTGACCGAGTAAAAGAGTTTGGCGAAAAGGCCGGTGAGGTTCTTCAGAAGGATAAAGCTTACGCTGCCGCAAAGGGTAAGAAGAAAGTTACCCGCAGCGTTATCGCGCCAGAAATTAGCGTTAAGAAAGCGCGTCGCCTTGTTGAACTGATTAGCCTAGCCGGGATAAGTGACACAGGTGTTATCTCTCTCGAAGGTATGGCCCATGCAGAAGCATCGCAAATTATTGATGAGCATACAGCCATAGCCGCCCAGCTTCGTAAAGGAGTGCAGTCGTGAGCAGAAAAATTTACATCGCTGGCCCAATGACAGGATACAAGGATTTCAACCGTCCTGCGTTTAAGGCGTTCGCGCTGAAGTTAAGTCTTGATGGGAATGTTGTTCTCAACCCTGCCGTTTTACCTGATGGCCTGGAGCAACGCGAATACATGGATATCTGCTGCGCAATGATCCGCTGCGCTGATGCGGTTTTCATGCTGCGTGGCTGGGAAAAATCTGCTGGCGCTGTTGCTGAACATGCGCTGGCAAAGAAAATTGGTCTTGAGATTATCACCGAATGCCAGGAGTCCGCCCAATGAGCAACATCGACAAACGCTCATTACGTGAAGCGGCTGAACGTGCAGGACAAAATGACTGGGAGTACGTCTACACCAGCGACCTCAGCGCCCCAGGGCGGGGATATATCACAGTAGGCGGAGCAGAGGCTATCTACTGTCTGAATAAAGCCACAGGGGGAGTGAAACAGTCTGAAAACGTTTTGAGATATATCGCCGCAGCCAACCCCGCCACCGTGCTGGCACTGCTAGATGAGTTGGAGGCCAAAGACAAACTCAATGCAGAGCTGATGGAAAAACAGCGTCTGATTGATATCTGTCAGGGGCAAGGTCTGGAGTATCGCATTGCGGCAGAGAATCGCGCTGAGACAGCAGAGAAGCGCATAGCAGAACTGGAGGCGCGGACGGTGACCGTTAAATTACCAGCCGATTACCGTAACTCTGACGGCAACATCAACGCTGACATGTTTAACACCTGTGAAGTTGTTGGTGCATTTCGTGATGCGCTTGCCGCCGCTGGCATTGGCGTGAAGGGGGATTGATGGCTGACAAATCACCTTTAGAGCGTTTGCAGTCTGCAAACAAAGACAATCAGAGAATGGTCATGGTGAGTGCAGGAACACTCAAAGCCGCACGCAGTGAAATTCTGGCCCATGTCGGCGTAAACGGTAAAGGCCTGATGACAGATATCGTTCTAAATAAAATTAACGCAGTTATCGGTAAGGACTAACCCATGGCCAAATTCACCAAAGAACTGGCAAAGCTGTTCAGAAAAATTACGAATTCTGAAATTGATGCTGAGGGTGACGCTCATGTTGTTTTATCTCCTGCTGATAGCCTCCTGATTAATAATGCGCGTATCGCACTGGCATCGCTCGAAGCGGAGGCTGTTGGAGAGGTTATTGAGCAACAGTCTGGAATGATGTTGGATGGTCTTGTCATTTCAGAGAAGCCAACCTATCGCAATATCAAAGGCATCCACAATATGAAGATGATGCCGCTGGGAACGAAGTTTTACACCGCACCGCCCGCGCCGGTTGTTCCTGCGCCGACTTCCAACTCGTCGTCTGCCTTCGAAGATTTCTGGTCTAACTTCGAACACCCGTTTGCAGAAGATGACGAGCTTAAATCTTTCGCGTCGGAAATCTACCGCGCCGCCATGCTTCAGGGTGCCGAACCTGTAACGACGGCTTACAAGTTGCGCGATGCGGTAGAAATCATCCGCAACTCAGGAATAGAAATCGACGCTGAGAAAATCTTTGCAGAGCGTGACGCTCTAAACACTCCAGATTGTTGGTGCAGAACATGCCGGCCAGTTACCGTAACAGATATGCGATTCGTCGTCTGCCCTGATTGCGGTAACAAACGCTGCCCGCACGCCAATGACCACCGGAATGCATGCACCGGAAGCAACGAGCCAGGTCAGGAAGGCAGTGCATATCCAGCAGCACCGCAGCAGGAGGTGAAGTGATGGCCGACACTTTCAGGGCAATGATTCAGCGCATCGAGGATGCGAAAGGAAAAACCGTTACCACTGAGGTGGAGCTTGTCTCTTACGTCAAAGAGCGTAGCACTGGAAACTCTGAGGCTCGTTATTACGTAAAGCACAGCAACCAGCAGACGGTGCTTGAGCAGGGAATGGTGATAAACAGGGATGGTTTTGGTAATCATCAAGCCAGCATCATCATCACTGATTTCCCCGGGCAGAAAACTCCGGAAGAAGCAGCGCTAAAACTAGCTGATTGGCTTAAGCGCCTTGGCGAGTCCATTGAGGCTAATTTCAAAAAGCCAGAGGTGGGTGATGCCTAACCCATTCGACGCAGTAATGTTCGTGCTGCTGGTCATCGGCGCACTTCAGGGTATGGGGTAGCTGCCATGGTGAGCAAACTCAAACAGCGGCGCGTGCGCCGACTTAAAGCAGACGTGGCCTGGTGGCGCGAGGAGGCAGAGGATTGCCGCTCCCGCCTGCTGGAACTGGCCGGAGAAATCGACAGGCTCAAAAAGCTGGTTATCCGCGTGCCGATGCCGGTTCTCATGCCGAAGGAAATGGTCCACCAGCTCTATTACACCGAAACAAAAAGATGTCGTACCTGCAATGATGGGCTCCGTGGTGGTTGCTCATCTTGCATTTTCTATAAGAGATAGCCGGGTGCAGCCGGTTAAGTGGAGAGCAACGTATGGGGCAGTTAGTAACACTACATGAGTGGGCTTCGGGTCCTAATGGGTTCAAATATCCATTAAGCAACTCAGCACTAAACAAAATAGCCAAGACCAAGCAAACTTTCCCACCAGCTTTAAAGCAAGGTCGCCGCTGGGTTATAGATGAGGATGCTCGTTTTATTGGCATGGTAAGCAATGTTGATATTTCATCATCATTATCAGACAAGGCTCGCCAGTTAGTGGAGAAAGCAATAAATGGCTGCTCGCCCCAGAAAGCATAACGTTAAAATACCTAACCTGTATTGCAAGTTGGATAAACGTACATCAAAAATCTACTGGCAATATCGCCACCCTGTCACTGGAACATTTGTTGGTTTTGGAACAGATGAAGAGGCAGCCAAAGCTGCTGCTACGGAGTTAAATCGGATAACATCTGAGCAGGAAACACGTCAATCCTTCGCTCTTATCGATATGGCCATTAAGAAGACAGATAAGAAAGAAAAAGGAATTCGAGTCGCAGACTGGATAAGAAGGTACGTTGATATTCAGATGGAAAGGATGCGTGACGGAGAAATAAAAAAACCGACCGTAAAATCCAGGAGGTTATGTGCTCAAGTTCTGGCTGACAGAGCTCCTAACGTTCGTCTAAAAGATGTTGACACGAAGTTAATCGCAAAAATTATTGATGAATATAAGTCTGAAGGTAAACATCGAATGGGTCAGCTGATTAGGAGCGTGCTTAACGACGTATTTAAAGAGGCTCAACATGCTGGTGAGGTTGAACCCGGCTACAATCCTGCTTTAGCAGTTAAAAATCCGATAGCAAAGGTAAAGCGAAGCAGGCTCAGTATCGAACAATGGAAGCTAATCTATGAAAGCGCGGGAACATTGCCACCATGCGCTCAGAATTCCATGCTATTGGCTTTAGTGACGGGTCAACGTATTGGCGACATAGTGGCGATGAAGTTTAGCGATATATGGGATAATCATCTTCATATAACCCAAAGTAAAACAGGAATGAAGTTAGCTATTCCTTTAAATTTACGGTGTGATGCTATTGGCATGACGCTTGCAGAAGTAATAAGTAAGTGTCGAGACAGAGTTGCGAGCCCGTATCTGATACACCACGTGAAACATCATGCTTACGGTAAAGCTGGCTCTCACGTTCCTGAAAAAACAATATCTAAGTATTTCAAAGAAGCGAGAGATAAAGCAAATATTGACTGGCCAAAGGATTGTATTGCCCTGCCCCCATTTCATGAGCAGCGTTCGCTTTCATCTAGAACCTATAAAGCACAGGGTATTGATGTCAAAACTTTGCTTGGGCATAAAACTGAAGCGATGAGCACAATGTATGGAGATGATCGTGGTCTGGAGTGGAACAAACTTGTGATTTAGCGAGATAGATAACTTTTAGAAAGTGCAAAATGATAAGCTGGCGTTATATGAGTTTTGGGGATTTGTTTTGGGGATGATTTGGGGAATAAAAATTAACCTTATAAAACAATAAAATAAAAATCATCGAATTGTTCCACAAGCAGTCTGCTACCAGCAACGCATAATCCCACAGCCAGCGAACCCGCTGGCTGTTTTCTTTCGACCCCGTTCATCCCGTGCTAATGTAGACCCCTGCATACTGGATTATCACCGGGAAAATCGTTATGACTGATGACGTTATTGGAACAGGAACCCACCAGCAGCTCATTACCTTACTCACCGAGCAGGGCGCGCGTTTTCGCGTCATGGAGCACGAGGCGGTCGGGAAATGTGAAGCGGTAAGTGAAATTCGCGGAACCGACCTGCGGCAAGGCGCTAAAGCCCTGGTCTGCAAGGTGAAGGGAAACGGCGTAAAGAAACATGTTCTGGCGATCCTCGCCGCCGACCTGCAGGCTGACCTGAGCCAGCTTGCCAGCCATTTTGGCGGGCTAAAGGCCTCCCTCGCCAGCCCTGCCGAAGTCGATGCCCTGACCGCCTGCGTTTTCGGCGCTATCCCGCCCTTTAGCTTCCATCCTGACCTGGCGCTGGTTGCGGACCCGCTGCTGTTCGAGCGCTTTGACGAAATCGCGTTTAACGCCGGCCTGCTGGAGAAATCCGTGATTATGGATACCCAGGATTACCTGCGCATCGCCCGTCCTGAGCTCGTCACCTTCCATAAAGCCTAA